TCTATTTGTCGCAAGAGTATGGTTACCAACAGAACCGCCCGCTGCTGTACTACCTGTTGTGCCTGAAATACTAACAGTTTGACTTGTAAATGCTGTTGTAAAGTTTACTGTACCNCCTGTTCCTGCTGTACCAGAAACTATTCGTAACGCTTTGTTATCATGTGTTGTTTGTTTAGTCCAACCTGTAGGTGCTGCTGTTTGTTGGAATAACATCAATGTGCCTGAATCAAAAGCTGCTGCCGCTGCAGATGTCCAATCTGTACCATTGGATGTTAAAACATTACCCGATGTACCTGGAGACACTGATGAAATAGCACTTGTACCTTCACCAATTAAAACTGCATTTGCAGTATGAGTTGCAGCACCTGTACCACCTTGAGCTACGCTTAACGCTGTAGTTAACCCAGAAAGAGAGGTAATGTCAGAGTTAGCACCTTTTAAAGCAAACGCGGCACCTCCAGATGTAGTAGCCCCTGTACCACCTGAAGCTACTGGAAGAGCTGAACCTAGAGTTAGTGAAGTTAGATGAGTTACAGCATCAACAACATTTGTACCATTATTATATACAAACATTGATTTACCGGCTGGCACTGCAATACCTGTACCAGATGAATTTTTAACTGTAATTGCGTCTGCAACACCATTATTAATTAGGTATAATTTTTCAATAGCTGGAACTATTAAGTTTTGAGCTCCACCTGATGTACCCGTTAAATTAAGTCTTAAGTTACGAGCAGCTTGAGTTGCATTTGTGTTTGTTAAAGTAAGAGTTACTGTACCACTTGAGAACGAAACATCTGCAGAGCCTGTAATAGCTTCTTCTAGGGCTGTACCTAAGTTTGTGTTTGTTATAGTACCCCATGTCCCAGATTTTTCGCCAGTAGCAATTAACTCGATTTTCAAATCTGAATACGTACTTGCCATTTTTAATTTCTCCTATTAACTTGATTGACCGCTTGCAGGTACGCTTGTGACGTGAACTTTAGTGTGTTGCTTACCATTCCACGCGGCACCACAATCAGAGCAGGTTCCTGATTTGTATTCTTCGGCATCTACTTTCATGCCACAGTGTGCACATTCTAAATGTGTTTCATATTTATTTACTATTGTACCATCTTTTAATGTTCTTGCATTAACTATCATGCCGCTATCCTTGTCCAAGAGGGGTCTTGACTAGTGTCTATTTCACCCCATACTAATGTAAATCCGTTAGTTACACATGATGCACTAACCCCTGTTACTACCACTGTTGCTTTACCAATAACACTTGTTGTTCCTAAAGCTCCTGTAGCTGAAACTCCAGTTACAAAGACATTATTAACTGTTATAACTGACTCGTTGCCTAAAGCACTTGTCATCTCAATGCCTGTCAAGGTTACATTAGCATCTGCCGTTGTTGTAGCTGATCCTAGTGCTCCTGTGCCTTCAACACCTGTTACAGTGATTACAGCTCCGGCAGTTGTTGTTACCGTTCCGACTGTTGTTGTTGCAGTTACACCTGTAGGTGCCGCTGTTCCTTTTGCAATCGTTGTAGCTGATCCTAAAGCTGTTGTACCACTTACTCCAGTCACTACTGCTAATACAACCGGTTTACCCCAAGTTCCTCGACCCCATGGTCCAGAACCCCAGCCAGTCCAAGTTTCTACAAATTCTGCCGAGCCAAGTCCAGTCGTACCACTTACACCTGTCGGGCTAGCTGTAGCCTTAGCTATATTTGTTACTGTGCCAATAGCTCCAGTAGATGCTACACCTGTTACAGAAGTTGTACCCTCTGCACTTACACTTGAGGAACCTAATGCTCCAGTGCCTGCAACACCTGTGACTGCAGTAGAAACTCTTATTTCAAAGCTGACTGATCCTTCACTTACTGAGGCACTTACGCCGGTTACAGACGCGTTAGCGTTCGCTGTTACTGTGACAGTCCCAGTACTTGTCGTAGCAAGAAAGGTTACAGGGTTATTACCAAAAGACTCTGCGTCCCAGGTCCCCGCCCCCCAGCCATCTAAGGGGATTATCACATCAGCCATTTAAGCCTCCTGTTAGGCTATACGTATAATAGCGTTTGAAGAATCAGCTGTAGGGAATACAACAGTAAAGTCGCCCGCAGTTGAAGTCTTATCTCCACCAAAGTCTAACACTGCTACAGCTTTGTCTGATTGTGTGTCATTATAAATTAATGCCCCACGTGCTGTAATAGTAGCTGATGACCATGTTTCATCATTAAAATCTAAAAACGCTGTAGTGCCTGACGAAGTCGGAGCGACTGTTGTTAAGTCTTGTCCGCCCGCTGAATATCCAGCTCCTGATGCTTCACCTGATACTGTATAAGCTGTAGTTGCTGCACCTAAAGAAGCTGATGATGTGTATAAAGCCATTTTCATAGTATCAGCACTTGTGTCACCACGAGCTACTGTAGTACCAAAAGCATGAATACCGTTCAACAGTTCAACTTTAAATGACGTACACATTGCTTGAGTAATTGCCATTTTATATCTCCAAAAGTTTAATTAAATCTGAATGCCCCGCATCATGCAGTTTATTCGCTATTGTTGTATGATTAGACTTGATAGCCTTTTTCATATATTGCACTAGAACATGTCTAATGTTTTGTTTGTAAGCTTCTGCTTGCTCACGTATTAACGGATTAGCATCTTGTGCTACATAAATAATTTTTGCCAATGCCATTTCCGCTACCTGTTCAGGGGAATGTCCTTCTCCGCTTGTTGTAATTACATCAAAGTCTACACCCTGTATTATTTCTGCCTGATTATCCATTATCTAACCGGTATCCTTTCTTGCCCACTTCTGTAGGCATCTCGTCTATTTTTACCTTCACCTAAATTCTGCAATAACTGCATAGCTTCTGCATATCTTGCAGTATACTGAGTAACAGTTTCTGAGTCTTCCTTCATGAAAGCAGCTGCTTCAAGTAGTGCTCCGTAGAAGAGAGCAGTATCAAAATTATCCCCAAGCCAAGTATTAGTAGCAGTGACAATACTCTCAGGGTAGTAATAATAATGTAGCTCAGACTCGTAGTTATCATTCGGTGTTGGTCCTAAAATCATAGTAGTATCATCAAATATTGCATAATACTGTGGTTGTCCATAAAATCCAGAATCTGTATCTGGAAAGGATTCTCTAATAAAATTTACATCTTTGTTTAAAAGATAAGTATACTCATTGTCACTATTAATTACAGCAATACTAAATGTTGATAACCAATCACTAGGTAAAGAAAAATACTTATTACCAGATGACATAGTACCTGTAACATTTTTACGTAAGTCAGGTAACTGAACAGTATTATAAATGCGTTGTTCTGCATTCTGTATAAATGTATTAACATCATCTGTTGTATACTGATTTTCAGTGTATGACTGTATAGCCGATACTAATTCTGTATAGTTCATTACTTATCCTTATGCCATTGGGCCGCGAGCTTTTGTACCTTTTGTTGCTGCACCATTACCGCGTGTTACAACACCTTCAGTTTTAACATCCTTTTCAGGATAGCCATTTGAGTTCACTGCTGGTCCTGGTTGNGGTTGCTTATAACTTGGTGTGCAGCCTTTTCTATCTTTATTCATATTATACTCCTAAGTTGTTGTTACAGTAACAGTTCCAACTCCACCGGTACCTTCTAATTCATCTTCTAAACCTTCTAGTCCTAGTGGGTTATTAAGTCCTACAGGATTCCAGCCATACTGAAAATCCCTTTGGGCATCTAAATTTGTATCAGGTCTAGGATCACGTACTGCTTGTGGGTCTTCGACAGGATACATACCTTGTTTATTTTGTGGGTGATCTGGTTCCCAACATTCGCTACAAACTTTTATATTAGTTTGTTTTGTTTTTATAAACAGGTCTTTTAATTCTTTCAACTTAAACTGAAAACCGCAACGGTCACAGTTAGCTATTGAATGTTTACCCGATGTATATCTACGAGCCATTTATATTCCTATATATGCTGGTAACGGGGTGCAAGTCTTAAATCAGCTTTTTCTCTATCTTCGGTAGATGCAAGCATCCACTGTTCTTCATATTCTTGTTTCAAAAACTGAGTTCTATCACCAGCGTTAGGTATCTTTAAACTTAGATAATATGCAAGTCCTGCAACTAAACATGGTAAAAATCTAAATGGTATTTCCTGATTGGTAACGCCAGTCCCTGCGTCTTCAATCCTTTTCATTTTCCAGTATACAAAAGTGTAGTCGTTAGTATCTGGCATGGGCCATACATTAATGTTTGGCTGCGTTGCTTGCCTGTTTATCCATACTTGTATAGGTCTACCTGTACTATTTTTATTAGGTATTGTTCCCCAAGTAGGAGCGGATATTCTTGATATATTAATATCAGATTGTGTAGTTCCTGTTCCTGTTCTAATAACTTGTTCAATAAGGTCAATAGTATCTGTAGGTAAATTATAAGTTTGAGTATCTTTAGTTAAAGCAATAGAACCTTCTTCAATAGTCCATAAGTTGATACCTCTGTTTGCCCATTCTACAGTTATTAAATTTAAACTACGTCTAGCAGTTCTTAAATCATATCCAGTTCTAAGTTCAGCACCACATCTTTCAAATGCTTCTTCTACAATCTCATTGAGATCTAAATTAAATGTCGTTGTACCTGAAGTTGCCATATTATTTTGCCTTTAGTTTTTCTTCTAGTATATATAATCTAACTTCTAAATTATGTATATCCTCTATAAGTATTTCTTTTATCTTTGCTCTTTCTATTTCATTATCTGCAGATGCTATTATTTCTCCCGAAGGACTAATAAGATGACTCAAATTTTGTTCAATTAAAACCACACGACTATTCAATGTGTTTATTGAGTCTACCACCCACCACATGGATACTAATATTAATGGTACCAAACTTATTAATATTTTACTAATATCCACTACTTATTTTATTTGCCTGTTAATTTATTCCAGACCATCCACCAATGTTTTTCAATTAGTTTTTCCCATATAACAATTACAATTACTGCTTGGCCTACCCATTCTAACAATTCCATAATATTCTCCTATTTCTTTTTTCGTTTAAGTGAAGCAACTCTTCTTGGTTTGCCTGCCGGTTGCCCAAGTCTTTTCTTTTGAGCTATACGCGACCTTTTTTCAGCTGCAGTCATTTCTCCAGATGTTTTTGGAGTTTTACTAGAAACACGTTTACTAGGTCTGCAATAAGGAGTACCGCGTTTATCTCCTTTCTTTCTACCACACGCTTTACCGGTTCTAACATCTTTCCATTCTTCTTTAAACCAGCGTTTAAGTGCAGCTCCTTTAGCTGTCTTTCTAACTGCCATTATTTTTTACC